AGCTGCCACGCGCGTTTACGGGATACGCCAGCGAGGCCAGCCACTTCGGCTAGCCCCGCAAGCGGTGGGATCTTGGTCACGGAGCTATGCCGCCATGACTGTGGCTGCGCGTGATCACGCAGCCGGGGTGCCGGCAGACCTTGACCCACACGGGGTGATCGGCCATCTCGCGGTGCGCCTGCGTGGTCGCGTCCGTGGCGGACAGTCCGCGCATGATCAGGGTGTTGATGCGCCGGTTCATCTCGGGGGTCTCGGTGCGCTCGGTGTTTGCCATGACCTAAAGGTAGCATCAACCCCGCGATGTCGTCAAGGGGTTTTGGGGTAACCCAGGCCGGGAGGTCTCGTGCCTCTCCGGTTGCCCTGGTACCGCAAGGACCGCGCCGAGGACATAGCCAAAGCGTTCGGCAACGGCAACGAGCCCCCAGCGATGCAGGAAGCCGCCACCGGTCCGTCGCAGATGACGATGGATCACGCGTTCGCCCCCGGCGAGCCGGTCGGCCCTTACGACGGCTACAGCCGCACACCCCGGCAGTTCGACTTCACCACCGGCTACAACATCGCCACCCGGCCCCGGTCCCATGAGCGGGTCAGCTTCGACGTGCTGCGCGGCCTGATCGAGTCCTACGACGTTGCGCAGGTGTGCTGTCACCATCGCATCGACTCGATCCGCTCCCTGGACTGGAAGCTGATCGCCTCCGACGGTTTCAGCGGCGACGCCACAGGCGCCATCGCAGCCGGCATGGCGGTGCTGGCGAAACCTGACCGGGTCAGCTCGTTCTCGACGTGGCTGTCGAAGTACCTGTACGACGTCCTTGCCTACGACGCGGGGACGCTGTACCGGATGCGGAACCGGGCGGGCCGCGTAGTAGGCTTGAGTGTGCCCGATGGAACCTGCTATTCAGACGATACCGAAGTGCTTACCCGCACTGGCTGGAAGCGATTCGCCGACGTTGATATAGCGCGAGACGAATTCGCCACCCGCAACCAGAAAACGAAGGCTTTTGAGTGGCAGGCCGCCACTCACTACACGGAGCAGGACCGGGCCGGGCGTGAGCCGCTGTACCACTTCCATACGCGCGCTTACGACCTGCTGGTCACCGGCAATCACCGGATGCTGGTGACGTCCCGGCCGAAGGAACTGGGCGGATGCGGGCGTCACGGCGGCGAGTCATTCATCCCCGCCGAGGAACTGGCCGAGCACTTCACCGGCCGGACCGCCATCCCGGCTACGTCCGTATGGACCGGTACGCCTATCACCGAGTTCCGCCTGCCGCCGGTCAAGCGCGGCGAGTGTGTCACCATGTCCGGCGTCCGGGACGCACGGAAGGCGTGTGGCTGGAGTCAGGCGGCAGCCGAGACGGCTGCGGGACTGACACATCAGACCTACTGGTCGGCGGAGAACGGGCGGCAGGTTGAGCTAGCCACGGCCGAGGCCATACGCGAAGTCCTCGGCGATGCCGCGTCCTGGGAAGTGACCGGCAGTCTCGCGAAGATCGACGCCATCGCTGGCGATGACTTCGCGGCCTTCATGGGCATGTGGCTGTCCGAGGGGAGCCTGAACGGCGACAGCAACTACGTCTACGTCTGCCAGCGCCGCGCATCCAAGGGCTACCAGGACTTCCGCAATCTGCTTATCCGGATGCTTGGCTCGGAACCTGGCTACAACGGGAACTACTGGCGGTTCAAGTCGGCAGCGCTCACGCAGTACCTGCGCCAGTTCGGCCACGCGCCCGACAAGTTCATCCCGGCCGAGATTCTGGATACCTCCCCTGAGCAGCTCGCCATCTTCTGGCGGTTCTACATGCTCGGAGACGGCTGCTACGAGCCGGGCGGCCGGCAGCGCATCATCACCACCTCGGAGCGCATGGCCGGTGGCCTGCAGGAAGTCGCGCAGAAGATCGGCTATCAGGCGGCCGTCGCTGAACGGAAGCCAGGCTCTGGCGCGCTGCCTGGCGGGCGCACCCTGCGCAGCGCCGCGCGCCCTTGCTATGTCGTCACGCTGCGCACCAGCAAGAGCTACAAGATCCAGCACGTTGACCGGGTGCCTTACGACGGCAAGGTGTACTGCGTCACTGTGCCCAACGAGACGCTGTACGTGCGGCGCAACGGGCTGCCTTCCTGGTGCGGAAACACCTTCGCGCCGCTGCTCGACTACTGGGGCGGCTCCCCGGAAGCGCCCGCCGAGGCATATGTCCAGTATGTCAACGGATTGCCGTGGAACTGGCTGACCAGGGATGACCTGATCTATGAGCCGTTCCGGCCGCGCACGAACAGCCCCTATGGGCACGCGCCGCTTGAGTCGATCATGCTCAACGCGAACACGGACATCCGGTTCCAGATCTACTTCCTTGAGCGCTTCACCGAGGGCAACGTCCCGGAGGCGTTCGCGTCAGCCCCCGAGGGCTGGTCACCCGATCAGATCGAGCAGTTCCAGGAGTTTTGGGACAGCATCATGATGGGTGAGCAGTCCCGCAAGCACCAGATCCGGTGGATGCCCGGTGGCAGCACGCTGGCATGGTCGAACGAGAAGGACTTCACCGACGCGTTCTCGCTGTTCCTGATGCGGAAAACAGCGGCTGCTTTCCACGTCGTGCCCGCTGACCTGGGCTTCACCGAAACCGTCAACCTGTCCTCAAGCGAGTCACAGGCCGATGTGCAGCACCGGGTCGGCGACCTGCCACTGGGGCGCCACGTCGAGGGCATCCTCACCCGGTTCCTGCAAGGCGACCTCGGGCTGCCGCTGAAGTTCGCGTTCGACTGGGGTGAGGAGCAGGACGACCGGCTCGCCCAGGCGCAGGCCGACGACGTCTACGTCAAGATCGGCGTCATCGGCCCGTCCGAACTCCGGGAGATGCGGTTCGGGCTGCCCGAACCTGACGGCAATCCCATCCCGCGGTTCATCTTCACGACCCGGGCCGGGCCGATTCCCCTGTCGTCGCTCGTAGATGTTGCCGGGCCGGTGGACGGGGAGACGGGCGCGCCCGTGCCCGGTGCGATCCTGCCGCATAAAGAGTTCCTGCCCGTCGAAGGCGTGGTCCCCGTCCCGCCGCCGCATGCCCCGGCACTGGCCGAGCGGATCTACGGCCCGGAAGCCATACCGCCGGCGCCTCCCACCGCGGCCACCGCGCAGCCAGTCGTCAAGGAAGGCGAAGCCGGCGGCGAGGCCACGACAGGTATCACCAGCGAGACGGGCATCACCAGCTACGACGGGCCCGGCGAAGATGACGAGGACGACATCGCGCAGGCCGTCCTCGCCGAGCTGGCGAAGTCCGAGCTCGCCGCGTTCCGCCGGTTTGAGCGGGCCCGTAAGCGCTCAGGCCAGTGGCGGGACTTCGCCTTCGAGACGGTCGGTACGGTGCGGGGCCACAACCTCAACGACGGCGGCAGGCTCGCAGTCCGCAAGGCAGCAGGAGAGATCGCCGTCGCCGGGCTCGCCGTCCAGGCTGCGGACACGGGCCGCGTGCTGATGCTTCAGCGGGCACTTGACCCTGACGACCCGGCGGGCGGCACGTGGGAATTTCCCGGCGGGCACCTCGAGCAGGGCGAGCCGCCGCTTCGGGCCGCATGGCGCGAGTGGGCAGAGGAAACCGGCTGCCTCCCGTATCCGGGCCAGGAGGGCGGCACCTGGACGAGCCCAGACGGCATCTACCAGGGCATCGTGTGGACGGTTCCGTCCGAAGACTGTGTGCCAGTGCGGTCGGAGACGCAGATCACGAATCCAGACGACCCAGACGGCGACGCCGTTGAGGCGATTGCCTGGTGGGATCCGGAGCAGATCCCCGGCAACCCCGTGGTGCGGCCCGAACTGCTGGCGAACATCGACGCGGTGATGACCGCGCTCGGCTGCCAGCCGGACTGCTGCGGGGCGGAATGCTGCGCTGGTGGCTGCTGCAACGGTGCGGCTGGCTGCCAGTGCGGACCACCCGGCGATGACGTGGCCAAGGCTGGTGGTGCTGCCCCAAAAGGACGTGAGTGGCCCGGCCTCCCCGAAGGCATCCGGGCCGCCATCACCCGCCGCCGCGAACGGCTCCTCCGCAAGCACCTGAACGCCGTCGTAGCAGCGTGGGACGCCTGCATGGCGGAACTGCATCCCCGTGACCTGGTGCGCGGTTTCCGCGAGGACGTGGGCCTGGTCAC